ATTTGAGTGTTTTGTTATGGATAAGGGAATTATAAATTATCCTGATTTATCTGAATATTTTGAAGGTAAAAACGAAAGTTACAAAGATTATTTCCCTATCTGTTCACGTATTAAGCGTGAAATTAGACACGACCAAATAAAATTAGGGTTCTTGAATCTTATTAACCCAAGCATAACCCAACGACTAAACAACCTTGTAGAAAAGACCGAAGACGTTACACCTCAACAACCAAAAACAATAACAATCAAGTATAAAAGAGATGAGGAAGTTTAGTCATTCTTTGTTGTTATATAGAATAAATCCAAATAAAGATATAGTAAGTTGTTACTTTATTTTTAATATTGGATGGTTTACTTTTAAAACGCTAAAGACTAGTTTTGATTTAAAAGAAGTTCCTTTGAAAATTGTTATTGAATTTTATAAAAACCTATCGGATGAATGGAGTTCACTGTATCGAATTTGAAGAAGGTATCTTTAATGAAATCTATTTCGAAATAGATAAAATCTTCAATGACGATTCAATTCGTTTTGGTTTCATTTATGGAGGTTCGAGTAGTTCAAAAACTTTCAGTTATGTGCAAAAGACTATTGTATTTATGCTTGAGGGCATCAATAACAATAGTTTGGTATTCCGTAAATTTTCTACAGATATTGACAACTCAATCTTTGAGGACTTTAAACGCATTATTTCAGACTGGCAGCTAAACGACTATTTTAAAATACAAAAGCACTACATAGAATGTAAGTTGACAGGCTCTTACGTTGTATTCAAAGGATTGGATGACAGCGAAAAGATTAAAGGACTTTCAGGGTTTAAGAAAATTCTAATGGAGGAGTTTAATCAATTCGAGTATTCAGATTTTAAACAGGCAAAGAAACGTTTAAGAGGTTTGAAAGGGCAACAGATTATCGGTATATTCAACCCAGTAAGCGAAATGTCGTTTATCAAAACTGAAATCTTTGATAAAGAAACTTTCACTAATTTACCGAGCAAAATAACCGAGAAGCAAATCAATAGTACAGGCGATACGATAGTACTTCGTACCTGTTATTTAGATAACATTTGGATAGTTGGCGATGGGAAAGGTGGCGGATTTATTGATACACACGTTATAGCAGATTTTGAAAGGGACAAAATAAATGACCCGAATTATTACGATATTTATGCACTAGGCAAATGGGGTAAGCTCCGAACAGGTGGGGAGTTTCTAAAGAATTTCAAATCAGATCAACACGTTGGAAAGTATGCCTACAACCCAGCCGAACCTTTACATATTGTTTTTGATGAGAATGTACTACCTTATTTGACTTGCAATGTATTTCAGTACTATAATTCGAAGATAATACAAATCGATGAAATAATGCTCAAAGACCCTCGTAACACTTTGAAAGATACTTGTGAGGAGTTTTTAGAAAGATACGGAAGCAATAGACAAGGATTGTTTATTTATGGGGATGCAACGAGCCGAAAGCGTGACACTAAACTCCAGAAAGGTCAGAACTTCTTTAAAATGATTATGACTTATTTGTCAAGTCAAAAACCAGCCTTTAGAGTACCACAGGCAAATCCAAGTGTTATAATGTCAAGAAATTTCACTAATGAATTATTACGAGGTGGAATTGATGATTTATCTTTGATGATTGATGCAAATTGTCGTAACTCTATAAATGATTATCAATATTGCACCGAAGATGAGGATGGAAAAGTTAACAAAAAAGTCATTCGAGATAAAGTAACTGGGCAATCATATCAAGAATATGGACACGCAACGGACTGTTTGCGATATATTTTAACAGCTTTATTATTAGAACGATACAAAAAATATGTAAGAAAATGATATTTGGAATAAGATTAAAGCATTATCAAAGGTTATTAGCACAAGGTGACAATGCAAAAGGTAACTTTTGGATTAATAGATTACTATTAAAAGAATCAAAAAAGAAATTCAAGACCCGAAAAATAGAACAAATGAATGTATCGGACTTTGTAGATGCAGAAAGATTTTTAGAAGAGTACGATTTTTATAATTTTTCTCGTATATTTGTTAAGAAATTCTTTTGGCAAACGGTTTACGTTCACAATCTTAAACCAATTGTAGAAGATTTTGGTAATCAAAAAGCAGCCCTCAAAGAAAAGTATTATTACGCTTTTGACCCTCCGCAATATGGAGAGCCACCAAAGATATCTAATGGAGCGGAAATACGAAAGGAATTTGTAGAGGAGTTTGGGAATTGGGTAATATTGATGGATTTGATTTGCAAGGACAAATCGAGATACAAAGAGGTTGAAGGATGGAAGTTAGAGGAGTTTTTATTTTGGGCAAATTATTTATCAGGTCAAAAAATTGTAGAAAATGTCAAATAATATGAAAATAGCAGTTATTTATTTTGAAGGTAAAGAAATTACCACAGTAGTTTTTGACCGAATAATAAGCGATACAGTTAGCAATGCATTTATTTTAAATAATAAAGAGGTTGCCTACTTTTCAAAAGATTATGGATATGTAATTAAATCTCATTGTCAATTGTAATGTCAAATAAATTTAGCATAGTAACCAATTATTTAGTTTCAATCTTTGAAGCTAACAGCCTAGTCAATACAATTTCCTTACGTGATGATGATGTTATTGATGTGGAAAAAGAAAACGTTTATCCTTTGGTATCGATGCGACTTATTGAAAGCCCAGCACCTCAACAGAATTTAAGAGAGTACACCTATTTATTCGAAGTGTTAAACCAAAGGGATTTTCAAGGCAAGTCAACACCAAGCAAACTATTAACTGACGAAAACTATATTGATAATATTGGAGTATGCGATAGTATAGCCAATGACTTTTTAATGGAAGTTTTGAAAACGCACAATGATTTTAATATTAACATTTCAGATGATTCTATTTCAACTTTTGAACCAATACGAAAAGACGAGCGAAATTGTTTAGATGGGATTAGATTCGAGGCAACCTTTTACATAAATCAAAATGCCATATAGTGATGCCGAAATAAGACAGTACATTCGGGATGTAGTTTCTGAAACAAAGAAAACTGCTAAAGTTGATACTGGATTTCTAAAGCGTTCGATAAAAGGCGCATTGATTGGCAGGGATAAGTCAATAGAGTTTAGAGAAGTATTTTACGGGGCTTATAATGAAAATTCAAAACTGTTAGAAAATGCTAAAAGAATGCTTCCAAAAGATTTAGTTTGGAAAGTTGTATTCGTAGATGAAGATGGAAACGAAACACAAGTTGAGGGCAAAACAAGAACAGGGCGAAAGTTATCCCGAAAAGAAATTGGCAGCGAAAATATCCAAAGCAAAAACATCAAAGCACTAATAGCATCAATCAAAGCACGTGGGGAGACGAAAGACGATACAGGAAAAACAAATCGAAGCAACGATAACTAAACACTTAAACGAATTAGGGCGTAAGATTACTGTTGTAGCAGGTCGTAACTCGAAAGTTAGTAAGTTGCAGAAAGACCACCTTAGAGACAGTGGTAACTATCGCGTGAAGCCTTACAACGTATTGACAGTATCGCAAAACTATTACGGGAAGTACAATACCCCGAAAGGTAAGCCAACCCCTAAGAACAGGGATAAATTGAAAGACACTCCAATGCGAAATTCAATTCGAGAAAATACCGAAGAAGGTATTAAGGTTTTAATTAAAGATTTAGTAACTTTGTTGAAAAGTCCAATAGTAACCAAAAAATAAACCGTGTGACGTTGCACGGAACTAAATAAAATGCTAGCAACACCAACACTTACAAACATAGATTCTAAAGCAAAAATATTCTTTGCTCAAAGTCCTATCCATTTTAATCTACAAAACGAATCCTTAGACGCTTCAATTCAAAAAGTAACCGTCGAAGTCTACATTTGGCGAGGTTATCAAACAGCAGATTTACCAACTGCTCCAAGTGTAGTTTTCAATAATATTCCTAAAATATCCCCCGATGATAATTATATAGCTATTGAAATTCATAACGAAGTCAAAGCATTTATAACTTCGTCAAACTTAAACAAGAACAACCCCCAATGGGCTTACAATACTACCAACGTACCAACTACAGCAGGAGAGGGATGTTATTTTCATATCGTTTATAAAGTTGATGACGAAAGCGTAAAACAATTAGGAACTTACTTTGCAACAACAGGTTATCGATATAACTTTGAGCAAACAGGAGGAAACTATACAGGGTATCAGAATATTGAAACAGCAAGAAAGTACGCTAAATCAATTAATTACGCTGCATACGATTTTGATTTGACAACAGTAGCAGCAACTTCTTATTCAGGACGTGGCGAAAATGGTATTATTTGGGAAAATCCAATTAACCCAAGCAATCGAGAAACACAAACAGGCGTAAAATCATTGATTGCTTATGTAAATAGATTGGGTTTATGGGACGTTTTTACACCTTTCGGGAAGTTTACCGAGTCAATCGAGACTAAAAGAGATGAGTTTAACAGTTCATTTCGTGACCCTTTGAATGTAAATAGCCAAATTCAACACTTAAAACAGACAGGAGCACCAAAAGGAGTTCGTAAATTCACTATTAACACAGGACTGATTGACGAAAATAACAACTATCAGGTTCGTGAAATCCTGCAAAGTTCTAAAGTTTATTTAGTAATCTTTTCAGATGACGTGTTTGCTACCGAAAGTGTAGGACTTACTATTGATAGTACAGTAGTAACTATTGACGATACTAGCATTACAATTGATAGCAATACTGTGACCACCAATGATATAGGATTTTATTCTAAATTCGTTCAAATTCCTGTTAAAAATTCAACCACTAACTTTTTGAAGAAAACAAGATTAAATGATAAGAGTTCGATTAGTTATACTTTGGAGTTTGAAGAAACCAACAACTTTATAAACGACATTCAATAATGGTTTCGCTATTTATAAAATATTCAGATAATAATTTCTATTTATTAGATTTAGATCCAGCGGAATCAATTAACTATAAATTGACAGTCAAAGACCTAAACGATATTACGAAAATTTTTTCGCCTTTTACCCAAAGTTTCAAAATACCTGCAACCGATAAAAACAAAAGATTATGCGGGTTTATTGGAAATGAAAAAACTTTGAAGCTAAACAATGCAGGGGAATTTGATTCTATGATTTATATTTCGGGGTTTTTATTTCAATCGGGGAAACTAACATTTGAGCAATCAGACTATGAGTTTCAAGACCAAAAAGAATTTCAAGCAACTTTCGCAAATAACCTTTCAAGCCTTACTGATAAATTAGGAGATAGCACTATTCAAGAATTATTCCAAGATGAAAACGGAAACTTTGACCCCTTGGTAAAAACTGTTTGGGATAAAAATATTTTGAAAAGTAGAATGTCAGGTGTTAAGAGTAACGTCTTGTCTAATGGTATTGTTTTTAAATTTGGCATTCCTTTTATTTCGAACAATCGAGTTTGGAATTACAACGAAGATAATTTATCAATAGTCGATAACATCGCTTATAGGTTGACAAAAACAACTACAGATGTTAATTTCATAAACCTTAACGAGGTGCGCCCAGCGGTAAATTATATGTCGATAATGGAGCATTTACTTTTAAAAATTGGTACACCCGTCATTTGTCCATCGTTTGAAAAACCAGAAGTAAAGGATTTGTTTGCGTGGTGTAATGCTGAAAACTTAGTTGTTACCAATGCGGCGGCTTTTCCTTTAGAAACTTATTCTGCAATTTCAAAAACAAGAATAGACACGAAAGATGACCCTGACGGCATTCCATTACCAAGTACTCCAAGATGGACAGTTACGGAAACGGCAGGAGTTTTTAAAATAAAACGCAATAATTCAGTAAGTTACTTAGGAAAATGGAGCGATGGAGTTGATATTAATGTGGACTTTAATGGATTAGTTGCGCTAGAAGGTACGGAAACAAAAATAAAAGTAAACATTCGAAGAACTACCGATAATTCAATCTTAAACAGCCAAGAAATAACAGGCTCTACATTCACATGGCGTTTAATTGATGAGCTAAATGGGGCAACCCAAATGGATCCGAATGGGGAAATCTACTTTAAAGTTGAGGTTTTGCCTTTAAATTTATTAAAATGGGATTCCATTCGTGTTTCTACTTTGCAAAAATTTAGATATGTTTCAAAAGGGATATTTAATATTACCCAAACAACTAAAGCCTCTTTCTTTTCGCAAAGTTATAATTACACATCGTCGGAAAATTTAGGGGGAAACAAATTAAATTTAGTTAGTTGCTTGCCAAAAATGAAGTGTGTTGACTTTTTAAAATCATTTTTCAAAACATTTAATATTTCGGTTATCAGTACAGGATTACAAGACCAGTCTATGTATTGGTTGACTCCAAATGACTTGAAAGAAACTAATAAGCCTTATTCTAAAAGAATAGTCGATTATACACAATTTACAAACATTGCAAGTTTGGTAAAAAAGAAAGCAAATCAATACAATCAATATTCGTTTAGTCATTTCAATTCGAAATATTATGAAGCAACTTACGGAGATGGCACTAAGTTTGGCGAGTTGCAATATCCTGCAATAGCACCAACTAAACCAACTAAGTTTGAAGTAAAAACAGATTATTCCATCATCAAACAGTCCAACACATTTACGCACCCAACAACGGCAAAGACTTGTTTGGGCTTTATAAATGAAGCTCCAACGGTAAATTCTGTAGGTGGCAATCGTTACAAACCTGTTTATGAGGAGTTTACTTTATTCTATTTAGAACCAAAACAAATTAACTTCAACCCCTTGAGTTTAGAAAATTCTACAACTCAAAACAATAGATTGGATGCGATTTTAGAAGCAAGTTTCAAATGCTCTAACGGTAAGACTTTAGCATTTGGAGCAGAGGGGGCGGACACCGATAGTTTGTATTTGAATTATTACGATGAATTTATTGAATTATTATTAAGTTCAAATACTTACAAATCTGAATTTAATTTAATATTACCACCAAATGAGATTTTTTTAAACTTTGCCAACTTAAAGCAAGGGGAAAGTAATATACCCACAGGATTTAGAGCGCAAAACGAAATCATCATTGGCGAACAACGCTATCAATTGCAGGATTCAATAATTGACCTTACTACAGGCAAGACAAAACTAACCTTACTAAACTTTTAGGCAATGGCAGAAGAACAAGAAAACATTAAATTAAATTTTGACAGTAACGCTAAGACAGTAGCTGGCGATGTCAATAAATTAGCATCGTCAATTGAAAGTTCCACAGCTTCGACTAACGAAAACAATCAGGCAGTTGAGCAAGGCGAACAATCATATAAGACTTTCAAAACCCAACTCCGAGAGGCAAATGCTGAATTGCAAAAGTCTATACAGTTGTATGGCGAAACTTCCGAACAAACTATTAAGGCAGCCAAATCAGTTGCAGACTTGAAAGACCAAATGGGGTTTGCTAAGGATTTAGCTGACAAGTTTAATCCTGACCAAAAAATGAAAGCACTCGGTGCAGCTACCCAAGTAGCAGGCACAGGACTGCAAGGGGTTACTGCTGGAATGGCTTTGTTTGGAGGTGAAAGTGAGGACACGCAAAAACAACTATTAAAAGTACAGGCTGCAATGGCTTTTAGCGATGCTATTAGTAACCTTTCTAATTTGGGCGATCAATGGAAACTTTTGAAAGCCACAATAATGGAGAGCTCAATTGCCACGAAAGCAAATGCAGCAGCCACAGGATTAGCTGCTATTGTTCAAAATGTATTTACTGGTTCAGTTTCAACAACTTCGGCAGGATTCAAGGCTCTAAAATTTGCTATTGCAGCCACAGGGATAGGGCTGTTAGTTGTCGGTGTTGGTTTATTAGTGGCTAATTTCGATAAGGTTAAAAAAGTAGTTTTAAATTTAGTACCCGGCTTGGCAGCAGTTGGCGATACAGTTATGAGTATCGTTCAAAGTGTTACTGATTTCATAGGGGTTACTTCGGAAGCTGACCGAGCTATTGACAGAATGAAAGCGAATGCGGATGCTTCGATTGCTTTGAATAAGAAATTCTTAGCAGAACACGGCAGCCAATTAGATGAATTTACTAAGCAAAAATTAGCCGCTAAAGATAAATATAACGAGGCTATCAAAGAAGATGGTGCTGACCAAGTGGCACTTGCAAAAGAATTAAATAGAGAGCTTGCCAAAATCGAGTATAGTCGTGGTGACGAAGCTAGAAAGATTCAAAAAGAAAATGCCGAAAAAGCAGCAGAGGACGCAAAAAAAAGACGTGAAAAAGAGATTGAAGATGCGATTAAAAGCAAAGACGATTATATTAAAAGAGCTAATGAATTTGATGAAGAACAAGCACAAATAGACTTTGATAAAAAGCAAAAAGAAAAAGAGGCTAAACAGAAAGAGTATGAAGATGGATTGCAAGCGCAAGCCGATAAAGCACAAGCCGAAAGCGAGGTTGCTAATAATGCAGCAGAAGAAAAAAAGAAAAGAGAAGAAGTAATTTTCCAACAAGAGGAGGCAATCCAAAACGCTAAATTAAGTTTAGCAAATCAGGCAGTTAATTTATTTGGGCAAATATTCGGGAAATCGAAAAAAGCACAAAAAGCTTCATTAGTGGCTAGTAATGCAGTAGGATTGGCTGAGGTTGTTATCAATACTCAAAAGGCAGTTAGTGCGGATATGGCAATCCCATTCGGTGCTGGCTTGCCGAAAGTACCAGTTGATATTGCGAGTGGTGCTTTGGGAGCGGCTTCAATTATAGCAGCAACAGCAAAAGGATTGAAAGAGTTAGGAGGTGGTTCTGCAGGAAGCGCACCATCTTTGAGTGGGATAAGCGGTGGCAATGTTCAATCTGTGCCAACAGTAGCATTCAATAACACAGCAGAAAATCAAATAGGGCAGTCAGTGGCAGCAAAAGCGTCAGAACAACCACCTATAAAAGTATATGTAGCAGAAAGTGATATCTCTGATGCGCAAAATAATGTGAAAGTATTAGTGAATAAGAATACTTTTTAGTAACTTTGAAATTATTAACCGTGAAAATTAAAGAAAATGGTAACTTATTTTAACAAAAAAGACTTAGTAGAGTTTGGAAACTATCTATTATCCGAAGAAAGATGTAAAAAAATTGTGAATAAAGAGAATGTCCGAAAGGTTCACAATGAAGATATTGAAAATTTTTTGTATAAAAAGCGAAAAGAATAGATTTTTTATTTATATTTGTTCAAAATAAACGTGTGAAGATGCACGTTACCAAATTTTTATAACGTGAAAACCTTAAACATTAGACAAAATACAGCCTATTTCATTAATTTGGAGTAGGCTTTTTGTCGTTGCACCTATATGAGAAGATACGAACTTAAATATACGAAAGGCGAAACGGGAGTTTTCAGAATGTCAACTGTAGAAAGTCCAGCA